GGGGCCGGCCGGCTCGGGGAACGCGCCTGCGGCCTCCTGCGGCGGCCTGCGGGGCCTGCCTTAAGTCGTCGGCGCTCGCGCTCTATTAGCTAATATTGATGAGCTAATCAGCGAGGGGCGGCCGGGGCCTCGGCAAGGGCACGGCGCCGCTCGCGTCGGGTGGCAAGTCCCAGGCGCCCGTGAGGTAGCCGTAGAGCGCGAGCGCGGCGACGATCACGCCGGCCGCGATGAGGACCCAAATGCCGGGAGGAATATGCAGCTTGGTGTTAAAGTCCATCACGGACCTCTGACCGGCGGTCCATAGACCTGCCACCCGAGCAAACTTCTTGTCATGATATGGGTTCCTTCGCCGTTGCCCTCATGGGATATACTGTCCGCCGAAGGTGGCAGTACCAGCTACCGTTCCAGGAGGGGTCTTAGCTCCCATGTTGAGGATGGAATTCTCGGTGACAGTGTACTGCGGCCCGGTGCAATTGGTTGACGTCAGAGTGCAGACCGTATCCCAACGTACGGTTCCCAAGCCGTAGACGAAGAAAGCGGATGCCGTCATCGGACAATCGACGAACGAATAATTTATGCCAGCGCCGGCAAAAATAGCGACGCCGACGGTATCCACCTGGATCAGTCCTCCGATGGCAAGGGAGCGGCCGTTGAATGCCGTGCTGCTCATGGCGCCGAAAGATCCCCCGGACACCCGCACAAAAAAACTGCCGGCATTGGCCGCCGACGAATCGAAGGCGCAACGGTCGAGCACGATCGCGGACCTGGAACCGATGAGCGCATAGCACGGCGTCGGCGCGGGGACGTTGCGGGTGAAGGTGACCCCTATCGCCTTGAACGATGTGATGCCCAGCACCGCAAGATTACCGAAGTTGCCGTTGCCGAGATCGATGCTGGTGAACGTGTAGGCGGCGGCGTTGGCAGGATCGCCGGTGAGCGTCACCGTGCCGCCGAACGGTCCGATGGACGCACCCTCGTAGACGCCGGGAATGCCAAACTTGAAGTTCATCGAGAACAGCGGGGTCGAGGCGAAGCGCCCGCCAGCCTTGTTCCAGGCGCCGGTGAGCGTCTTGAATGCCTTGGCTGGATCGTTGGCGGAGCCGTCGCCGGTCGTATCGTTACCGTCGGTCCTGATCCAGAGATCTACGCCTCCTTTCATTAAGATTGGCACTTGCGATGCGGCAAGACCGACGTGATAAAAATTGCCGTTCCAGTAGCTGATCAGCGCGGGGATATTGCCGCGCAGGTCGGCGGCCTCCATCTGCAGGCCGTCATTGCGCAAGACCGGGACGAGACCCTTACCGTCGAATTCGACCCGCACGGCCCCTTGGTTGGCCACGCTCGGAAGGACGATCAGCGTCAAATAATTATTGTACGCCGTCATTGTTGGATCGAGCGTGCCGGTGTAGTCGAACGGGCCGCCCTGCAGCACGGTCCCGGTCTGAAGCCCGCGCTGGATCAAATAGCGCGTGGCGAGTTCAAGATTCTCGCGCCGGCTCGGGTCGTAGGCGACGCCCGCCTGGTCAACGGTGGCCTCGATCTCGGAGATGATAGAGTTCAAGACCTCGGGCCGCAGGCGAACGTCGCAGCCGTTCCCGTAATACAGCGCAGCCGTGTTGAGCGGCAGCGTGGCCGGCGGATAGGCCGCCTTCGGGTTGGACAGGTCGGCCGGGTTTGGCGGGATGCCGCCGTCCGCGCCTTCTGGGAAAATACCCGCCATTGCCTCAACTCCGATGCATCGCGGTCATTCGGTCGCTGGAAGGGGTCGTGCCTTGATGCGCGCCTGTTCCCATAGCTCCGGATTTTCGAGAGCGGCTACCGCTTCCGACAGCGGCATCTGCACTGGTTCTCTGGTGTTCTGTTCGATGAAGGTTGCCGCTGTCGGGTTCCCATCCGCGTCCAGGACAGCGCGTTCCCCGCCCATGAATACGGTCACTACCGGGTCCACTGCGCCCTTCGGAATCTCAGCCTGAAGCCGCCACGGAAATAAAGCCATAGAGCTTACTCCTTCCTTGTTTCGAGTTCCGCGACGCGCTTCCGCAAGGACTGTATTTCCGCGATCAGCAGCGGCACGAACTTGGAATAGTCGGCTCCCCACGGCGTTTCGCCTTGCCCGATCGAGATTGCATCGGGGTACACCTCGGCCGCTTGCTGCGCGACGACCCCGATGCCGCGCTCGCCGGTGCTCTTCCAGCGGAAATCCCAGATTTTCAATTGATCGATAATGCCACCGGCGGCCGTGAAATCGCGCAGATCTTCCTTGAGGCGGATGTCCGATGTGACGTTGTAGGCAACGCCAGTCCCCGGTGCGGCGCCAACGATGCTGATGCTCCCGAGGAGTGTGCTATTAGCGTTCACAAACCCGACGAGCCCACCGGCAGTACCCGTTGTAGTCCCGATAAGTTCCAATCCAGCGCCGGTGCCTGCATCAAAAAAGACTTGGCTCTTCCCTATATAAGATGCGGAACGCCAAATACCCCCAACACTCATATTCCCGCCAGCATTGACATTCCCGCCGACACCCAAACCGCCCGCCACCGTCAGCGCGCCGGTCGTGGAAGAAGTGGAGGCAGTGGTCGTAAAGATGCTGACGTCGCCGGTCGCACGAGCGACGGAAAATGGAACGTCTAAATTAACCCCGGCGTCATCGAAGCGCGTGATGCCGAAGTCCGACCCGGTGTTGCCGCCTGTCTCCGGGGTCGTGTTGCCCAGCGCGAGTGTCCACCGGATAGCCCCTCCTTTAGCCCCATCGATGTTGCACTGGGCGCCTGCTGCATTTGCTGCGTTCAGTACTACCCCGACGCCGCCAGCTGGATTAGTCGCTATCAACGGAGGGCCAGCCGTCGTAGTGATCGTCACAGGGCCGCCGAAATTACCGGCGCCGCCGACGCCCAGCCCTCCCGCCACCGTCAGCGCGCCGGTCGCGGGAGTGGTGGAGGCCGTGAGGTCATTGATGAAAAGCGGGCCGGTCATCGTGTCGCCGGCCTTAAGCACGTAGGCCGCGCCCCCGGTTGCTCCGTCAACGTACTGCTTGGTCGCCGCATGCAGCGGCAGGGTTGGAGCGGCGCTCAGCGTCAGGAACCCAGTCATCGTGTCGCCGGCGAGCTCGACAAACTTCGCGTCGTTCGCGGCGTCCTGCGCCGTATTCCCGTTGTCGACGTACGTGATGTCGGCTTTGAGCGCGAGCCCAGTATCGACATACGCCTTGTCACCGGCGCGGTCGGACAACAACTTCCGCCCGGTCGCGTCGAGCGCCGTCGGCACCCCAACCCACAGCCGGCAGGGCGTTGCCATCTCGACGCAAAGCTCGCCATCGCCAAGCGGCCCGGGCGGCGCATTGGGTGTCGAGGTGCGATAGATTTTTATCGGTTGTGACATTGCCTATGTCCTAAACCTCAGTTGCCACGATGCGCGCGCTGCGCCACCATGCCAGCAAGGTCATGCGAGCGACCCCAGGAGCCCGGCCAATTCTTGACTGATGCCCAAAGCGCTCGTGCTAGGCTCCGCCCTTTCTTCCGCATCAGTACGTACCTCCGTCGATGAGCGCGAGCACGAGCGGTGTTCCGGTCAGCCCATTGCCAGTGAACGTCAACGCTTCGGCGACGATGCCGGTGAAAGTGATAGGTGATCCCGCTGCACCGGTGCCGGTCAACGCCGGACCGGTGACCGCAACCGTGAAGGGCGGGATCGCGATGATCTGGTCATCGACGTATTTTTTGTTGGCGGCTTGGACCGCAAGCGTCGGCGCTGCCACCGGTAGCTCGAGCGGCCCGGTCATCGTGTCGCCGGCCTTGAGCACGCGCAGCGCATCGGCGGCCGCCATGGCGGCATCTTGCGCGGCATCGATCGGAGCTTGGACCGCAACGTCGAGCTTGACGGCATCCAGGTCCGTCAACGAGGCCTGCACATCTGTCATGCCGTTGACGGCGGGATTGACCGTGACCTGCGAGGCGAGGACCGCCGTCACGCCGCCAAAGGCAAGCCGGGTCCACACCACGCCGTTGGATGCCAGCCAGTCGCCGACCTCATAGGTAGCGGCCGGCGCGCCGACTGGCGGGCTGGCGCCGCCGACATCAACGATCAAGTACCAGCCATTGTTGGCGGGAGCAGGCGCCGGCAGCGCATTGCCGGCGCCGCCGGACGCCGCGGTCCAGGCGATCGTTCCGGCGGTGGCGTTGACCGAGCCGACGAACAATTGGCCGTTCGCCAGCAAGGCGACTTGCGCCTGCAGCTCATTGATCGCCGGCACGAGCGTCTTGGCGGTTGTCGCCAATGTCGCGACGGTCTGCCCGGTCAGCGCCATGGTGTTGAGCGGCGTGGCGTAGACGTTGTTGAGCAAGCCCGCGGCCATTTGCGGCCCGGTCGCCGTAGCCGGTGGCGGCGGCACCACCCAGGTCATGTTGCCGGCGCCATCGGTGCGCAGCAGGTTGTCGAGGGCGCCGCCGGTCAGCCGCAGATTAGCGACCGGCATTGTCTTGACGCCGGTGATGGTCTGAGCGCCCGCGATCTCTACTTGCCGATTGGCCGTGACGAGCGGCTGCACCGTGCTGGCGCCGTCCCCTATGTAGAGCTCGTGCCCGCTGGTGTTGTACGCCGGTTCGCCCGGAAGCAGCGTTGCAGGAACACCGGGGCCAGTGGTGCGGCGTTTGAATTGGATCGGCTGTGGCATGATTTGCCCCTTTAGGTGTACGAGCCAGCATCGATGACAGCCCCCCACGTGGGGAGGTTTCCTGGCGTGGATTTGACGAGCGCTTGTCCGGGTGTACCCCCCGCGGGAGGCATGTTGACAATCGTTGTGGTCAAGGCGTCGGCCATGTTGGTCACGATGGCCGTGTTCCACGCAAAGCCGGCCTTATCCACGAAGGCGAGCATCTCGCTGACCATGGCGTTCATCGAGAGCGCCGGCAGCAGCGTGGTGCAGGCAGGACTATAATAGTGCGGTCCCTCGCCGATCACGGGGGCGGCCGGCGCGTAGCCGTTAATTACAGTCGGTCCGGGGGGCACCCCTCCATCCGAAACAGGTGGGAAGATCGCCGCCATTCAAAAATTCCCGCCTTCGATTGGCGCGCCCCACATGGGATTGCCGCCCGCGTTGATGACGAGCGCCTGTCCCCGCGTGCCACCGGCTGGTAGCGCGCCGCTGCGCAGCGTAATCAGCGCCTCGCCGAGGTTGGTGATTTTGGAGCTGTCAAAGGCAATGCCGAGGAGGTCGACGGCGGCAAGAAGCTCGCTCGTCGTCGCGTTCATCTGTTCAGCGGTTAGGGATGTTTGACACCCGCTGTCAGCCCACAGAGGGCCTTCCGGCCCCACAACCGGATTGACGGGGACATAGCCGTTGATAACCGAGGGGCCATTAGGCACCCCCCCGGCAGACGACGGCGGAAAAATCGAGGCCATAGACGCCCATCCCTAAGCGCGCGCGGGCGTCTCACCGCTTGTGACAATACAGGGACGGCGCGGCCTGCGCCAGCCGTCTAGGCAACGCACGAATTTGGGTCGCACTTATAAACGCACCACAGCGCGGTCGGTGGCAGGACCTGCGGAAGCAGCCACATAAAGACGTCAAAGAGTTTCGCGGGATCGACCGGCGGCTGCGTCGAGGGCCGCGGCGGGAGATTGCAATTCGGCGTCGGGGGCGGGCATTGCCCGGTGTTCTCGCACACGATGATGTTCAGACTCAACGGCGGCCCGAAGCAAGTGGGCACGAGGCGGACCAGCCGGTCGGCCGGGATCGGCCCGGGCGGGCAGGACTGCGGCGGCGGGCAAACGGGGAGGTCGCGGGAAAGCGTCCAGCCGGCCCAGCTTTGCGCCGGGCCATAGTCGCAATTGAAGCGCCCCGCCTCGCGGAGCGTCAGGCAAACGCCGAACAACGCGGCGAGCCGCTGCAGCGATTCCCAATTCCAGATCTCAAAGCGCAGGCGCACCCACAGGCAAATGAGGACCGCGAGCGCCTCGTCGCTCCAATCCGGCCCGCACGGGTCGGGGGCATGAATCCCCATGCGCTCGGCCCAGCACCGGATTGTGTATTTCGCGGTGCAGGGGTCGAGCTCGCGCAGCATGACGCAGAGCACCTGCACGGCGCTGTAAGCAACGGCGGCGAAGCTGTCGACCACTGCCAACTGCGGCGCGAGCGGCGGCTCGTCCTCACACGGTATCGCGTCGTCGCAGCAGCCGCCGAAGACAAGCTGCTCGCACCCGACCATGGAGCATCCGACCATGGTGGTGCCCTTGTTCGGCGGCGCCCCGCCGTCGATGACTCCGCCGCACCCGATTGCCGCGCAGCCGATCAGCGAGGCCGGGTCGCGGGTGGATGGGATGTACTTGCGGGTGTTGTTCCAGGGCTCTCCCTCGGGCAGGAGCGAGCGGATCGCGCAGACGAATTGCTCTTCGGTGACGTTGCAGACGTCCGGGCCGCAACAGCCGTCTGGCTCGTAGCACCAAATCTCGGGAACGTCGGGGCCGCTCAGGTTCATTTCACAGTGCCCCAAAACATCATCGTCCCGATCATGATCACGGTAGCGGCAACCATGAACCATGCCCAGAAATGTTCAGGCATAGCCTGGGACCAATGTGACTTTGCCGAGCACACAGAAGTGGGCACAGGCGAGATAGGCGAAGGTCGCGTCCTCGCGCGCCAGCGAGGCGTCCCAGGTCAGCACGATCGACGAGAAGCATGGGTCCGGTCCGACGGCAGCGTAGGCCGCCGCGCGAAGCTGTTCCTTGCACAATTTTGAGCCTACGCAGTAGCTCGCGCGCAGCGCCGCGGTGAGCGCCGCCGCAATGCGGTCGTGCGCGGAGATCGGGCATCCGGCGAAGCAGTTGACCGTCACGTTCATCACGGTGGGCGCGCCCGCGGCGAACTGTCCGCTGATGCCGACGGGGCTAAGTCCCGCGCCCATGCCTTGCTCGTCGCCGAACATCCACAAGGTCATCGCTTCGAGCACCGCGGCGGGCGGCACGCCATAGGGCGCGGTGTCGATGTCGCCGTAGACCCCCTCAAAAAACGGGTACAGCACAATGTGCCGCGGGTCGCAGCAGCCTTCGCACTCGTCCCCGCACACGCGGGTCACGCCCGGATATTTTGCCGCCTGTTGTAAATACCATCCCATGTTGATGCTGATAACGCCTGCGGCCTCGGCGGCGATGACCCGCGCGCGGAGCTGCTCGCAGGTCTCGTTGTCGCTGCCGCCGGTCAAGCCGTTGCCGAGCGCGGTTGCGGTGGTGTCGATGCCGGGGAGCGTCGTCGCCACGGTGAGCAGCGCGCCCGCCGGCAGGTCGAAAACGCCGCCGGCCACGACGGCTACCACGCGGAGCACCGCGGCGCCTGCGGCGTCGAGCGCGGTCGGGTTGTAGTAGACGCCGGGGTCGAGCTTGTATTCGCGCGAGCTCTCGCTCACGAAGCGGATGGTCGGCGAGATGGCGGCGCCCGGCGTTCCGGTGATGCCGACGTAGCCCTTCGCGCGGGTTGCCGCTCTCAAGTCGATCCCGTGCAGCGCGGCGTATCTCACGAGATTGTCGCAGCACATTGTCGCGGCCGCGTTTTCCTTGAGCGCTTGCGTGACGAAGCCGTGCATCAGGTTGACGGTGCCGGCCATTACGAACGCGAGGATGTCCTCGCTCGAGCCGGGGAGGGTCGGGGCGCCGCCGAGGAGGCGGTCGCTCATCTCGGTGTTGAGCGCGGCGTGGAGCTCCGCAATGCTCGGCCTTGGCAACACACACGTAATGTCCGTCGTCACCGCCATGTCACTGACTCAGGTTCGTTTTTTGGTCATATTCCGCGAACAGCCACGCGCCGTTAACGAGCCGCCCTTCCGCGATCATGCTGGCCATGTAGCCGGGCCCGTGCACCGCCACGGCCAAGTGCATCACAAACCGGCTGACGTAGGTTGGCTTGATGTCGAGCCGGGTCGCGACCCCCCATTGCAGCAGATAGGAGAGCGCCGCGGTCGCGTAGGCTTTGGCCTGCAGCAGCGCGTCGTTGTTAACGAGTGCCCATTGCAGCGACCACAGCTTGGAGCCGGTTTTGAAATTGTTGCTGCGGAAAGCGTCGGCCCACCATCCGCCAGAGCGCTCTTTCAGGACGTGCTCGTCGCATTCGATCTGCCCGCGGGTAAAGAGTTGGATTGCGATCCAGCCTTCGATCCAGCGGGCGCGGTCGAGCGTACCCTCCGCTGTTACGCGCCAATTCGGGTCGCCGAAATGCAAGCCGCAATGCGAATAACTGCACGAGGGAATTCGCCGCGCCGAGATGCCAGGCTTGAACGTCTCGGCATACCGGGTGCCGCAGCGGGGCGGCGCAGGCGCGCAGGGCTCAACCATTGTCTTCCCCAAGTGCGAAAGTGACGACGTCCTCGAATGTCACGGGCGAGTCGAACTGGACCGGCCCCTTGAACGTGACCGTACCGAGAAAGGTGACGTTGCCCTCTGCGTCGACAAGATACGGCCGCGGCGCGCTCGACTCCACTACCGGGCCGGGCTCGGCTTCCGGCGCCGGCGGCTCGCGTGTGGTTGGGACGGCGCCCGGGTAGTCGTCGGGTTTCTGGTCCCCCCACATCCCGTTGCCGACTTTCAGGCCGGCCTTTGCGATGATCGTGCCGTCGAGATGTATGACGCCCTTGATGTAGATCTTGGGCGCCTTGATGCGGATATCCTTTTCGGCCTCGACCTGAAAGGTTTCTTTGATTTTGTGCGTTTCATTCGTTTCCGATGCTATGTGAATGCCTTTCGGGTTTTTGTCCTCGTTGCCGTCGCCGTCGTAGGGGTCCTCGAATTCCGCGCCGGAGCCGTGCTTGCCCTGGCCTTCCTGCTTCGGCTTTTCGCCCTTGATGCGCATGTAGTTGAGCTTGTCGCCCGGCGAGTACAGGATCGACTCGGCTTCGTCGATTTTGGGGTGGTGCTCGCGGTCGCCGATGACGGCCGTGCAGACCCGGCGCGACGTGTCGCCGCCGATGTCGCTGGTCACGATCTCGGTCTTCTCGCCGGGCGGATGGCGGCCGAGGAAGCCCGCGGGCTGAATGATGTCGATACGGTCGTTCTGGTTTTTCTCGCCGGTCGCGAACCGAGACTGCATCAATTTTTTATCATAGTAGGTTTTCTGCAGGTAGCCGCGGCGCGTTGCGTTGCGTGCTTTGTGATGCAGAAACTTCGAGTGGTTCCAGTTATCAGTACCCATGGCCGCGTTACCTTCCTCGCCCAGGCGGTGGTGGTGTCTCCGCCTCCTCCTCTTCTTTCTTTTCTTCCTCCGGCGTTTTGCGCGGCCCCGTCTGCAGTTTATATATCTCCGTCATGCTGTTCGGGCCTTTAGAAAGCACGTCGCCGAGTTTCCCGTAGGAATTGGCCGACGTCAGCACGAGCGTGGCGTAGCGCTCGGTTGGCGTGAGGACAAAAGTCACCGCCGAAAGCATGAGTGTCTCATTGACACCATCGACCGGGATCGTGACCGGATAGAGCTTGTTGAGTTTCCAGAGCTCGCCATTGACATCGGTCCAAGTTGACACCCGCAGCGTCACGTTGAGCCCTTGCGACGAGCTGCGCGTGAACTCGAAGCCGCCCCGATCCTTGATCGTGCTCCAGTCGTGATCGCCATCGGCCAGATATGTGCGCCTTCGCATGAAGGCGCCTGCGGAGGCCATCACGCTGCTGCTCAGCATCTCGGCGGCCTTGCCGTACTTTTCATCGGTCGGGATGGCGTTGGCGAGCACCTCGCCTTCCGTGAAGCGCGGCGCGATGTCACGCTTGACCGACCAATGCGTAATCTTGCGGTCGCCGAGCACCAGTTGCCCCCCGGTGCCCTCGTTGTCGTCCTTGTTCCACAGAACGATCTGGCCTTCCTCGTTCTCGAAAAAGTTGTGGCTGAATTCGCGCGTGGCGCGGCGCATTGCGCGTTCGGTGGTTTCGCCTTGTGCGATGATGAAGCGCTTGATTTTTCGCGTGCTGCCGCTCTTGTCGACGAAGGCAGCGTCGTAGCCCTCCATGAGCTTCTTTACAATTTGCGGGATGGTCTTGTCGTTCTCTTGTCCGGTCTCGTGCTTCGGCGGGCCGTCGACGATCGCGGCCGCCCGCCCGCGAAAATGCAGCTCCAACTCGTACTGGGTCGGCGAGCCGTGCGATGTGCGCGTATCGAACACAAATGACATTGCGAGCTGCCCGTCGAGCAGGATGGTGCCGGCGGCGCCGTCCATGAATGCCGGCGAGAGCATCTGGTTTTCGACGATCAGGGCTTTGATGGTGGAGGCCCCCGGCCATGACAAGGTCACCTCGCCCTCGCCGGTCGCCTCGTTCATGTCGCGGTGGACACGCAGCTTGAGGATTTCATTGTAGTTCACGCCCCCGATTACAAAGCTCGCGACTGCTTCGGGCTGGCGGGGAACTGCGTCGTAGGTCACGCTCATATTCACGCCCCAGGTGCGACGGCGTCGCGCCCGATAAAGAACGGGATCATTTGCGGATTGTATTGCTCGACCACCTCGTGGCGCGACCCATCGGCATAAAGCTTATGGGCGACGACCAGCGAGGGCCACACCCCGTCGACGTTCGTTGTGAATATCCCCGGCAGTGTGGCGTTGACGACGAGCATGGCTTGCGCGGCGGTTGCGCGCGCGGCGCGGATCGCGACCACGACGTCGTCCCACGAATGCGCTGCGGCGGCGCGCTCCTCGTCGTCATAGACGGCCATGATGAAGTCAAGGTCGGCGAAGGCGGCGTTTTTGGTCGGGTATTTTGTCATCCTGGCGGCGACGGCAAAGTCCCGGATCAGCGCCAAGCGCGCCGTGACGATCAGTGACTCAATGCTCATGCCGCTGCCGAATTCGTCCTCGACCCGGACGACGGTTCCGTTGAAGAGGCGCAGGCGCGCGAGTGCGCTGCCGCCGCTGCCCCAGAGCCGGCGGACCGTCATGGTCCCGATCTCGATCGGGTCCGCAACGGCATCAAAGTCCAGCAGGGGCGCGTCCAGCGGGATTGAGGGGGACAGCGTGTCGACCGCGTCCCAGGAACTTTCGTCGCGGGCCGGCTTGATCTTCTGGGCGAGGTCGCTGTGCACCCATTGGGCGGCGCGCCGTGTCCGCGCGCCCGGCACCCACGCGCCAAGTGTCCGTCTGACCCGATGTCCGTGCGCCCGCCAGGCGGCGGTGCCCGCCCGCTCCACCGACTCCGGCGTAATGATTACCGGCGCGAACTCCTGGTCAAGGATCGTGACCGCCTCGATGAAGTCGAACGCGAGCTTGGTGCGCTTCTTGTCCTTGCGGTAATCCGCGCTGGCGGAGAGCGTGACGCATGCGACGATTTGCGGCCCGTACATCGGGTGAACCAGCACGCCCGGCTGCGCCTTTTCCGCCGCGTCGCGCATCGTCCTCGTTTGCGCGATCTGGTCCGAGCCGATCAGATAGCCTTCAATTTTGAAGCGCCGCGCCTTGCGGCCGAGGTCGACGTAGCCGGTGTTGTCGTTGAGCGGGTACTCGTAGAGATCGCCGCGGCGCCCGAAATCATCGGTCGACGTGAGCACAAAAAAGGGCACGCCCTTCCAGCTTGCCGCGAGATATTCGGGGATTCTGCAAACCGGCGCCGGGCCCGGCTTTTGCGTTTCCGGCTGGCCAACGCCTGCGCCAAAGTTCACTGCCATGTCACGCCTCCGTCGCCGAGTCGCCGCCGACGGCCTTGGGCGCGCTGCGGGGCGGCACGCCGCGGGACGTGTCGGACGTGTCGAGCGGGACCGACACTCCGTCGACGCCGGAGCGGAACGATTCGGCGGCGGCGTTTCCGAATTCGCTTCCGAGCTTGCGGCCGTCGAGGCCGCCGGGCGCTCCGCCCATCTGCCTGCTGAATTCGGCATAAGGCACCGCGGCCGAGGGCGGCGCCTTGCCGCCGAGGTCGGCGGTCTCGGCCGGCGGCATGGTCGCGCCGATTGCCTCCCGGCTATAGCGGGAGAGCCGGCCGCGCCGGCCGCCGATATCGAAGTGCATCAAGTCGGGCTCGTTCGGGTTGCGCTTCGAGGTTCCGAATTGTCCGCCCCACTGGAATGTGCCGGTCAGTTCCGGATGCATTGCTTCCTGATAGCCGTAAGCATTGCGCGCGAGCTGCGTGTAGAGCCCGGTGCTGTCCTCACCGCGGTTGCTCACCGGCTTGCCGTCCGGCCCGATGATTTGCCAGTCGGTTGCCCTGCCGCTTGGATGGAAGCCGGGCGCGCGCGGATCGCGCAGTCCTGACGTCGGTTGAATTTTGTAGCCCTCCGGCAAGCCCCGCGCCGCGGCGCCGACGATTTCGGCGAGGCGCGGGTCAGTGCCTTTGAGATTGCGACCCGGCATCATCCGGTCGCCGCCGCCGCCTGCCGCCACGGCAGCCGCGACAGACGGCGGGACAATGATCGGGCCGCCGCCGGCTCTCTGCCTTGCCGCCCAGCCGCGGTCGGCTCCTTCGATGCCAAACCTCTCGCCGCCCGCGGCGAATGTTTGCGGCCCGCCGCCGAAGCCGACGGTGCCGGAGGCATTGCCGGTCGCAAAGTTCGAGACGTTCGAGCCTGCCAGCACGCTCTCGGCCATCGGCCCGTATCGCGCGCGCTGATCCTCGGAGACGCCGCGCGCCGCGCGCGCATGCGTGCTGCCGGGAAAATACTTGCCGGAGAGCGTCGTCTCGATGCTTTGGTTGCGCGCGGCGGCCCGGTTGAAGATCGATTCCATGAAGGCTTGCTGCGCCTCGGGCCCTTGGCCGCCGACCTCGGCCTGCGTGTAGGCCGCCAAGCGGTCGCGCACCGCCGGGTTAGCCATCTCCCCGGCGAACCGGCTACGGACGTCGGCGAGACCGCCGCCCGGGGGAGCGCCTGCCGGGGGCGGGAGAAACAGGCCGGAGCGCCCGGCGCCGATCCTGGGCGCGATTGCCGCCTCGGGCATGCCGCCGCCAGGCACATAGGAGATGGGGCTGAAGCCCGGCGGCGCTCCGCTCGGGATCCCGGAGGGCGCCGGTGCGCTCGACGCCGCGCCGGGGGGCAAGCCCGAGGGCGGCAGCGCGTCCGGCCCCCACGGGGATTCCACCGGCGCCGTGCTCGGCGCGGCGCCCGGCGGCACCATAAAGTCGCTCGGCCACGCCGGCACCGCGGGCGTGCCCGGCCACGCGCGGGTGCCCGGCGCGGCCGGTGGGGCGTTCCCGCCGCGCGGGAGCGGGTCGAAACGCCTTTCGAGCGTGCGCGGGCCTTGGAGCAACCACTCCAAAGCAGTTTGTGGCGCCGGCCGGTTTACGTTCTGCCGCTCACGCTCTATTGGGTTGAAGTCGTTAAGCCACACGAGCCACGCATCTAATTTTACGAGAAGCGCTTCTGTTCCTTGCACCACGTTCCAGATCGAAGAGCCAACCGACACAAGCCCTTCGCCCCACGACTTGATGCCCGCGGCGGTGTCGGCGGGCTTCATCTCGTTAATTGCCGTCGTGATGTTTTCAATCGTCGGCGCGAAGCCCTTGAGCAATACCGTCAAGGTCTCAAACCCACGGATAGTGATAGCCGAGCCGAGCGCGCGAAGACTTTGGCCGAGACCGCCGGCCAGCTTTCCATGCAGCGTGTCGAGGAAGTCGGTAATCGCCGGGTTCACATCGCGCGCGATTCCCTTCGTAAGTTCATTGAAGGCGGTGTGGACCTTGGTGGTCGCGATGGTGAGTTCAATGGCGTTCTGCGCGGTGTCGGCGTGCGACTCGCCGAGCTTCTGTGTCTGCGCAATGCCGGCCTGCAGCTTGGCGAAATCGGCGGACGAAAACGACTGAATGACCTCGGCCACCTTTGGCCCGTACAACTGCGCGGTAAACTCGGCGAGTTCCGCGAGCGCGTGCTGGGTCTTGTCCTTCCGCGGCCCGGGCGGCGCTTCGTCGAATGTTTTTTGCAGCCGCTCGCGCTGCAGGATCCATTGCCTTGTCCAGTCGGTGAGGTCGAGCCGCTTGCCGGCTTGGCGCTCGAAAGCGTCGCGGGATTCGGGCGTGATTCCCCAACGTTGGAACGCTTCCCTATCTCCGAACAGTCCTTTGCCAAGCCGCACGTCGCGCAGGCGCTTGTTGACGCGCTCTTGTATGCCATGTGCGGACTCGCCGATGAGCGAACTCATCGTCTCCATGCTCGTCTCGATGGCGTCTTCGGCGCGCTTGAGCTCGGCCCCGCTGGCGCCGGGGTAATAGCGGCGGGCGGCGGCGCGGATCCGGAGCGCTTCTTGCGCCTCCTCCTGCGCCCACTGGAACGACAACGTCATTAACTTCACGCTCGCGATCACCTGCAGGAGCGGCACGGCCAAGCCGGTGAGGGCGGCGCCGAGCGCGGTGATGCCGAGCGCGACCGGCGGGAAGCGAGCGGCGACCAGCGCGAGCGGGCCGGCGAGGCCGAATAGCGCTACGCCGGCCACCTGTGTCGCCGCGGCTACGACCTGAAACGGTGCCTTGAGCGCGGGCGCGAGGACGTTTCGACCGAACTGCTCGCCCAGGCGTTCGCCGTAGGAGCGCGGGATCACCGGAAGCGGGAGGGCCGGAGCCTGCGGCGGCCGGCCGGGCGCCGAGCTCGGCCGAGCTCCGGCCGCGGCGTTGATGGTTTGAGTTTTGCCGGCTTCGCGATTGAGCGCGGCGATGGCGGCTGTCAGCCGCGGAATTTGCTCCTCGCCTTCAACGACGACTTTGATGCGAGCTTCGGAGGATACGTCTACCACTGGCTTACACCGTCGTGCGAATTGCGCTACGAGCTATTCAAGGCCGCTGCGGCGACCCCAGGAGCCCGGCCATTTCGATGGTGACACCCAGGAAGACGCTGCCGGGCTCCGTCTTTCTCGGCGCGCTTTATTCGTCGCTCGTTTCTACGGTCTCCGTGTGCGAGCGGCTTTCCTCCCACCGCTCCTTTGCCCGCTCAATGATCCGGAGAAGCTGGGCGATGCTAAGCGTGTCCCACGAGCCCGGCGACCAGTGATAGTCTAGTGCAAGGGTGAGGGCGTCTTTTTCCAGCGACCTTGCGCGCCCGTCAACTTTCCCATGATGAGTGGCCCCCGGATCACGAAATAGTCCACGAAGTCGAGCGCGTTGATGAGGACGTCGGTCATGATTGGAACCGCGATCCCCATCGGCTTTCCGAACAGCCGCATGAATGCGCGGAATTGCTCGCCGCGCGTCGTGGCGTCGAGGAACTCCGTGACCTCGCGCATGCGGCGCGCCTCGAACTGAATTTGCGTGAGCGTCTCGGCATCCTCGCGCGGCGAGAGCTTAAGCGGGCGATGCAATGTGTAGACCAGCGGCGCCGTGATGCCGTCGCCGGTGTCGGGCGGCAGGCGCACCTTGTCCGCGTCGAGCACCATGGCGGCGATCGTGTCGTTGATCTCGCTGCCGTCCGCCGGGTCCAATTCGAGGGCCGCGGCGAGTTCGAGCGGCTCGCTGCCGCCATTGAGCGCGCGAACGCAAGTCTGCATGAAGAGCGTGGTTTGCGCCGTGTTGCCGGGCGTATCGAGGACGTCCAGCATGAACTTGGCTGTTGGGCGATAGATGACAAGGTCGTGGACGGTCGCGCCGTTCTTGGCGAGGACTTCCCGGCGCAGGTTTAGGGTTCCGTACTGTTCCGGTTCCATGGCGCCTCTTTCGCTAAGCGGTTACGAAGCCGGCGCCGATCCCCGGGGGCTGCGCGGCCGTGACTTGCGGCAGCATCTCCTCGATTCTGTCGCAGATCAAAATGATCGGCTGCAGGTTTCTCTTCGCGTTGTAGCCGTCCTCCGACACCTGCGAGGCATGCTCGGTCGCGAACGTGCGGCCGTCGCAGAGCTCGACCACGACCGGCGCGTCGCACAGCTCCTGGATGTCTTTGACGTAGAGATCGTTCGGCACCACCAGCGTTGCGGTGATGCGCGGGTTGCGGTCTTCCAGGGTCCATTCGCCGTCGTAGGCTTCGGTTCGCTTTTGGTCCGAGGCGAGGATCATGACGTCGCCGTCCGACTGCAGGCGGATCGTGCGCGCGCGGATTTGAAAATTCAGCACGCCTTTGCACTTGAGGCAGATGGCCATGAGTTACACTCCCAGGGTATGCGACTAAGCCGCGGTAGCGACCGGCGGGATGCAGGCGAATTCCGGCGAGACGTCGATGCTGGTCGCGATGCGCGCGAGCTGGTTGACCAAGTCGAGGTCGATCAGGACATTGACGCGGTTCGGGTCGCAGTTGTTCGGCGTGTTTGTGCGCTCGACGCGGACCATTTGCTCGAGCTGCTGCGGCGTGGCCTCGGTGGTGAAGCCGATCTGCGTCCCGCGCAGCCAGGCAATGATCGAGGCTTGCAGGATGCGCGGCGAGACCGCGCGCTTGCCGGGAGGGATGCGGGTCCCGTCGCTCACGAGCGAGACGCTGGCGTAGTTGCGGCGATACCAATTGCCGAGGTCGCGGACGAACTTCGTCGCGGTATAGCGCGACTCGACGCGCTGCCAAGCGCCGTCGCGGGCGCCGGTGTTGGGATCGTATTTCCAGGTCGTGAGCGGCTCCTCGATCCAAAGCTGCGTGGTGCGGACGGCGCGCGAGTTGGCGACGTCCCAGTTCATGATGCCGGCGTCGTAGAAAGCTTTCTTTTCCGCCGAGGACCATATCGTCCCGCATTGCCGGGAGTCGTAGGTGCAGCCGAGGACGCCGTTGTCGTATTGCACCGGCCGGCTCGGGTCCGTGCAAGCCGTGCAGCAAACGCGCGAGGTGGTTGCCGCCGCCAGGACATAGCCGGGATATTTGTACCCGGTGCGGACCGGCACCACCGTCTCTTCCGGGTTGTTGCGGTCGAGGCCATAGCTTGCGATCAAGCCGGCCGTGTCGGTACGGCTATGGAAGAGGTGGCCGCCCTTGAAGTCGCCTTGGACGCCGCAGCGCCAATTGGCGCGGATGGCTGCCACCATGATGTCGACCGCGGCGTCGTCCTCGAAGCCGAGCCCGACGCAGTCCCAGATACAGGTCATGACGGGGAGCATCGGCGTGATGTCGAGCACACCAACGCCGGGCGTCGTCGCTTGCGCAACCGATACGCCCTCGGGGAAGCGGTCGCCGAAGTTCGGGTTCCAGACCGGCGTGAACCAATCGCCGACCGGCCCTGAATTCTTGGCCTTGAACGTGATGACATTGGTGACCGCTGTTGGGACGAAGGGCAGGTCGACATTCTTCGCCAGTTGGGCAGTGAGCGCCGTCGCCATGTTGCTCGCGGTCGCGCCGGCGATGACGCCGATTGAATAGACTTGGTCGAGGAATGCGACGGAGAGCTCGCCGTGGTCGGTGGCCGGCCCGGTGATCGTGATCGAGTGCTCGGCATAAGATCCCGACGGCTCGGGGATCGGCGCGAGATAAAGCGGAATGTCGGGGCACGAGCAGAAGTGCTGCACGGCCATATTGGCCAGCACGGAGCCGCCGCCGAAAAGGTCGCGCGCCTGCTGCACGGAATAGACGACGCGGAATTCGCCGGGCGGGACAGTTGCGAGGGTCTGCTGGCCGATGAAGAGGGGCCTGCAAAGCTCTGCGATGGGCAGATAGCCGGAAATGCACCACGTGAGAAAATTGCCGCGAGCCGCCGCCAAACTGATTTGATTGTTGGCCATGGTAAGGCGCCCCTATGCTAGAGCCGGGCGCGCCTCACCGCAGGTGAGTGTATATAAGACCGGGCCGGTCGGCTAGGTCCCTTTAAGCTGCGACGGTGTCCACTTTCTCGACCGCCTCGCCTTCCTCCAGGTCGCCGCCTTTGATCGCCATGATGATCTCCGGCGAGATCGGAACCGGGGTCCACGTCTCGTTGGAAATCAACGTGCCGTCGTTGGTGTAGACCGTCGCCTTGCCGCGGGCGCGGACAAGCATGTGATACGCTGGAAGCACCGGCGGATGGCGCTTCGCCTTCACTGGTTCTTTTGCCATTTCAAATCCTCCTGTTGGGTGTGACGCAAACCGGCGGGACCTCGCCGACCACCGGCTCATCGGGCGGGCAGCAGCCGGCGCTGAAATTTACCACAAAGCGGTCGAGCTCAAGCTCGTCGAGCCCGACCGTCTGGTCCGGGAGGCCGATCTCTTCCGGAAAGATGAAAACGAATGACGTCTTGACGTCCGGCAGGCGCGAGCCGGCGAGGCGCATACCGGCATACATCGTCGCCTTGTAGCACTCCGTCGGCCGCCAATTGACCAGCGCGAAAATCAACTGCCGTTCGGCAAGCTCGATGTCCGCCGCCGCGGCGTGCTCGGCCTCCGAGCCGCGGCCGTCGAGCTGCGCGATGAGCGTCACTGATCGCGGGACCACGATCGTGTCGTCGTCCTCGCTGTGCGGGCGCACGGGCTCCGGCCGCGTCACGGTCGGCACCACCAGCAGGTAGGGCAGCGGGAGACGGCTCCAATGCTCGTCCTCGCGCTGCCGCAGCACCAGCTTCACGTTGTCGCCGAACACCGTGCCGGCCGCGCGAATGCGGAGCGTGACCAATTCGTAGAGCGAGACGAATTCGGGACGAGCGAGCACGTCGGTTTCCTCAATAGGCACACGCTTTTGGGTCGATGCCCTTTGCCAGGGCAAGACGCGGTGGGCATAGGC